ACTTGCCGCTCTTACCGCCAGCACCTTCATCCCTTCTCAGGTAGACCAGTGGATTCAGGTTGCGACGACTGCTGGCCTTGCCGGTTTGTTCTCGATCCTGACTACGCTGACTTCTTACGATGCTGTCGCCAAGGCTGTGCCTACCGCAACGGCTGATGATGTAAAGTTGGCAGTCGAGGCCGCTAAGCGCGGAGCGCAGGGGCCTGCTAAATAATGGGACCTAAGAAAAAGGGGAAATGCTAATGGATAGCGAAAAAGTTGGCGAGTACTTCGCCCCAATCGATCCAATGGATCTGCTTCAGTGCGAAAGCTGTCAGTGATATACTAAAAACAGTTCGATCCGCCCCTCTGCTTGCAAGGGCGGATTTTCTTTTGCGATGGTAAGCTACTCTCATGGCTAAAGAAATCAAGCAATATGGTGTCTCTGAGCGTAAAGTAAATCCGGCACAGGCTGCGAAACCAACTACTGAAGAAGTAGATAATTTTCACACTAATTCAGATGTTGACCTTCGTAAGGAATCTCAGCACCACACACTTGGGCCTAATCCGTCACAAGCGTCCGCTGGAGACCATAACCATGACGGAGGTAACTCGGCTCTTATTCTAGATAATTTGGCAATTACAGGCTCACGTAGCACCGATGCGTGGCGCTTGTCAGTCAACGCGCTTCTCAAGCGCCTAGGTGCGGACGACAACTCAACAGCATAATGGCTAACAAAAACCAGCCGACACTTGAGGATCTATTTGAGCTTGCCATTGCAGAGCTTGATGGGTCAGTACGTAAGCCAAACATTTTGGCCTACGGAGGTAAGCCATATCCAGAGCAGGAACGCTTTCATAAATCTGATAAACGTGGACGTTTCCTGTCGGGAGGTAACCGAGGCGGTAAAACAGATGCTGAGGTTGTGGAATCTATCTGGTGGGCAACTAACACGCACCCGTACCTGAAACGGCCTGAGAGCTGGGGTAAGGGAGCTATTCAGATCCGTTTTGTTGTAGTAGACATTGCCAAAGGTGTGGAGCAGATTATTCTGCCCAAACTCAAGAGGTGGATGACTACTTCAATGCTTATTGACGGGTCATGGGATAAAAGCTGGGATGCTAAAAACCTGATCCTGACGTTCTCTAACGGATCCACAATGGACTTTGTTACATGGGGTATGGACATGATGAAACTTGGTGGTGTGCCCCGGCACATCATCTTCTTCGATGAGGAACCGCCTCAGAACATCTTTAACGAATCCATGATGCGTTTGATTGACTACAACGGACGTTGGGTTATTGCAGCCACCCCAACAAAGGGTATGGGCTGGACCTACGACCTGCTCTGGGAACCCGCGTTAGAAAATCCAGATGGTGAGATTGATACGTTCCAACTGTCGGCTGAGCAAAACCCTTACATTGAAGCTGAAGAAGACGATATGGACTTCTACATGATGGGTATGGATAAGGAAGAGCGTGAGGTTCGCGAGAAAGGCTCATTCGTAGCCCGTTCAGGTCTTGTCTTCCCCAACTTCTCTCAGCAGTCCGAGCTATACATCAAGTCTCAGTACCTGCCCCCTAAAGAGTGGGAATGGTATATGTCAATTGACCACGGTTGGAATAACCCCACAGCTGTGCTGTGGCACGCTGTAGCCCCTAATGGGGACATTGTTACCTTTGCTGAGAGCTACAAATCCATGACAACTGTGTCAGAACACGCAGCAATTATCCGTGAGCGCGAGCAAGCATGGGGTAAAGAATGCGATATGCGTACCGGAGACCCTGCTCTTAAACAGACTTCCGGCATTACAGGCACTTCAGTGCTACAGGCATACGCAGAACAGGGTGTTTACATTGCTGTCGATGGGGTTCCTCGCGCTGTAATGATCGGTATTGAGAAAATGCAAGAGTACATGCGTATTCGTCCAAACGGTACTCCTACATGGACGGTCACTGAAAACTGTGTAAACCTGATCCGTGAACTAAAGAAGCTACGTTGGGCTACGTACTCTTCAGATAAGCAAGCGTATGCCATGAATAAGCAGGAGGAAATTCATAAAAAGGATGACCACGCTGCAGACTCACTGCGCTATTTCATGACGCTAATGCCAGATCTACGCCCCAATAGCGGTCGCGAACTTACCCCTACAGAGCGAATACCTACTACAATTCCTTATACGGAGCTTTTGGCAAAAATGTCGGCTGATCCGAACATACATTTTATAGATGACGAAACTGGGGATGTACCTCAGTGGGAAACACACGAATCGACAAACGACCTATATGGAGGTTACTAATGGCTTTTGAAGGCGAAGATGCACAGCGTTGGACACTAACGAACGCTCCAACCCTGCAGCCAGCTGTGGACTTTATTACTAAGACCCCTAATGGGCCTTTCATCGACACAGGTATGAATGTCACATTTGAGCAGCGGGGACGTGTGTACCTATCGGTAGAAACAATCCGTGAGATGGCTCAAGTTGCTGGCCTACTTGAAAATAGCAATGCTCAGGAGAAAGCCCTGTACGAAGCAGAAATTTACAACCGTGGCTACAAAGATGGCCTTGACGAAGGAAACAAACTACATGGATTACTTACTATTGCTGTTGACCGCCTCAATCCTGCCTTTGGCGCTGCTGTCGCTACTAGCGTGGAAGCTGCTCAAAACTACGCAGCAGACGCAGGAATCGAGTCTGGAATCGCAGATGGCGATTCTGACAACGTACAAGAAGCTCCTGTCCGAAAGCGGAAGTAGGGAAGAGCGACTCGCTAAACTCCTTGCCGCTAAGGACGCAGTTACATTCCAAGCTCTAACGGCAGTTATGCCCACGGACGGGTATGATGAAGGTAATGATTTTGTACAGCCTGCCCAAGGGGCAGACAAAGAACTCCCTAGTGAAGAGGATCCCATAAGTGAGTATGAGCAACAGTTCCTCAATGAACTTGGACTTGACGCTGAATTCTTCTAGCCCAACTAAGCTTCCACAGGATGATGGATTTAACTTACAGAGTTTTGCAAATTCTAAAGATGCTGCAAAACTTGCCTCTTGGGTAAAGCAGGAATACTCCAAAGCTAAACAGGCACGTACCCAGCGACAGCTCCAGTGGTACACCAACATGGCGTATTTCTACGGGCAGCAGTGGGTAGAACGTACTGGCAGTCAGTACCCGACTGACTTCCAGTCACGCCTAACTGTTCCTAAGAAGGGCAGTTTCACTGACCGTAAAGTTATCAACCGTACTCGCGCATTTGTACGTTCCGAGCTGGCACAATTCCTGTCGGCTATTCCTAATGCTGTAGCTGTTCCAGCAACTGCTGAGGATGAGGATGTACGCGCAGCGTATGCCGCTGAGCAGGCATGGTCTTCTATCTCTGAGACTCAGAAGCTTCGCTACCACTTTTCTCGTGCAATGTGGTGGACCACTGTTACTGGTAACGGTTTCATCAAAACGTGGTGGGATCAGGATGCGGTAGATAAAGTATCTGGTCAACAGGGGGCTATCCGGTACGGCGCTGTAACCCCATTCCACCTCTTTGTTCCCGACATGCGTGAGCAAGACATTGATGACCAGCCTTATATCATCAATGCGTACATCAAACCTTTGAGCTGGTGTAAGCGTTACTTTGGGGATGCCCTTAAAGATGTGGACTTGCAGCCCAGCGTATCGAGCGGTAACCAGATTATTGAAGAGGGTTACCTCAATCTTGGTAATGCTAATTCTTCAGCACCTGATTCTGTTATCGTGTATGAAACATGGTGCAAACCGGGCGCACACAAGCTACTTCCTGAGGGCGGCGTTATCATCTCCATCGATGATTATGTTGTATCGATGACTCGTGATGGTTTGCCTTACAACCACGGACAGTACCCATTCACCAAGTTTGAGCACATTCCTACCAGCACATTTTACGGTGACTCACCTCTGGTAGATCTTAACCCGCTACAGCGTGAATACAACACTCTCCGTTCGCAGATCTCTGAAGCTGGTAGCCGCATGGCTCGTCCACAGCTATTGGCTCAAAAGGGATCTATTGTCCCATCGAAGATTACCAATGAGTCTGGCTTGGTTATTGAGTACAAGGCTGGGTTTGCAGCTCCCACGCCGCTACAGCTGTCGCCTTTGCCTCAATACTACGTAGACCAGCAGGAGCGAGTACTGACTGATATTGAAGATATTGGTGGACAGCACGATGTTTCACGTGGAAACGCTCCCGCAGGTGTTACCGCAGGTACCGCTATCTCCTTCCTTCAGGAAGCTGATAACTCGTACCGTACCCCTCAGTTCCAAAATATTGAAGATGGCTACAGCCGTATTGCTCAACAGACTATTGAGAACTTTGTACAGTTTGTAGATATTCGCCGCAAAATTAAGACCATTGGTGCTGATGGCTCATTCGATACCATGCTTCTTACTGGGGCTGACCTGAAGAACGGTACTGATATTCGTATTCAGCAGGGCTCTTCTGTCGGAACATCTAAGGCAGCTCAGGATGCGCGTGTTATGGATATGTTTGGTATGGGCCTGATTGACCAGCCTCTAGCACTTCGTCTGCTTGAAGTTGGTGGCGCTCAGAAGATTCTCGACATTATGCAGGTTGCGGAGCGTAAGGCTCAGCGTGAAAACATCAAGATGAAGATGCTGTCTCCTCAAGAATTGCAGCAAGCTCAACAGCAGTTCGATATGCAGGTTCAGCAGATTCAAATGCAGGATCCTACGTTGGTTGGGCAAACCATGCCGATGCCGCCAATTATCCCAGCTGATGATTTTGATATTCACGAGAAGCATATTGAGGTACACAATACTTTCCGTATAAGGAATTGTAGTAGGTATTCGCTCTATAGGGGTAAGTTCGCGACCGCTATTGGGGCGTAGATCTGGCATTAGCGTCATGAAATAGCGCAGTGAATCTGCAGCGTGGTCATCCTTTTTATGAATTTCCTCC